TATAAAAATCCATCATCTGAAGATAACGATTCACCTGCTGATTTATGAACGGAAGATACTTCTTGATTATCTTCGTTTTTACACCATCATCCTTAAGTAAGGAGTAGGCAAAATCGTAATAAACGATTTCTTCTTTTTTCTTTGAAAGGTCTTCGAATGTTTTTTGGAGATTGGTTTGAAATTCTTCTAGCTTCTCATGCTCAGTATTTCGGTTTGCAAGGTTTTGGGTAATAGTTTGAATTTCAGATTCAAGGTCTCTGATTTGTCTTTGGTTGAGACTAATCCGAGTATTGTTTTGAGAAATCTCATGATTGAGTTTCGTAATCTCCTTAGAAAGTGCGATAAATTGACGCTCTCTCTCCTGTTCGAACTTTATAGTCTCCTCTAGATCTTGATAACCTTTCTGGAGTTCCTTTGCTTTATTTTGAGCGTCTGTAATTCTATTTAACCGAAACTCTTCTTCAATAGTTTGAGTGCAAGTAGGGCATACCGTATTTTCAGTAAAAAACTTATGTTCTTTAGTAATTGCAGATACTTTCTGTGAGATTTTACCCTTTAGATTATTAAGTTTTACTAACTTATCTCCAGCACCAATAACTTCTTCCTGATCTTTCGTAAACTTAAAAACATCTTCTTCAATCTTGGCAATCTCAGTCATGTAAACACCAACTTCGGCATCTAACTTGGTAATCTTTTCTTGATTGGCATTTATATTGGCATTACCACGATTTTCAAGTTCTTCAATAAAACTCTGCTGCATCTTCATCTTATCTTTCAGAGTCTCTTTCTTCAGTTCAAGAGACTTAACCTGATCTTTTTTCTCACGTATTTTATCTTTAATAAGATTATTCATCGCAGAGAAGATGCGAATATCCAAAAGATCCTCAATGACCTCTCTACGATGAGCAGTAGTAAGTTGCATAAAAGGCACAAAGGTGCTACTGCCCAGAATTACAATCTGAGTAAAAGACTTGTAATTTACTTTAAGAATATTCTCTTCTAAAATTTTTTGATTGGCACGATCATCTGCTTCCTTATGCAGAGGATTACCATTTACTACAATATCAAAGATATTCGGTTTAATTCCACGACGAACCAAATAATCACGATTGTTTACAGAAAACTCAATTTCAACCAGACAATCTTTTTCGTTTACTGTATTAACAAGTTGAGGTTTGTTAATTTTACGAAACGGTTTATTAAAAAGAACAAATGTTAGAGCATCAAGAACTGTGGATTTTCCTGCACCATTTGTTCCGATGATCAAATTTGTATTATGTTTTTCAAAATTAATTTCTGTGAACTGATTTCCAGATGACAGAAAGTTCTTATATCTAATCTTGTGAAATACTAACATTTTTTGGAGGAATTACAATATCGTCGGGAGTGATCACAGCATAACGGTAATTATACATCTTGCACGTCTTTATAGCAAGTTCATCGTCAACTTCAATAACGTCCATTTCAGTTTCTTCTTGATCTTCAAGCATTAAAGCGTAACGAGTTGCATCATCCTCATCTTCAAAAAGAAATAAAACTTTTTGACCATATTGATCTTGGACAGCGTATGCGCCGTCATCTTTTTTATCTTTGAGAGTGAGGAGGAACATTTTACTCTACTTCGCAAGATTGTCGATAGAGATCTTGAAAAATACTCTTAATTATATTTTTATCAAACTCAAATTCTGCTTCATCAATATATCGATTCAAAATAGACATTGTATTTTCTTCTTCATCAATTTCAAAGTCTTCATTCTCTTGGACTTCAAAATTTTCAATAATTTTGAGATCTTGAATTCCAGCGGTATAAAGTTTATCAATGAATTTTTCAAAATCCTTAGGTTTTGATTTTTTACGAACAATCACCTTAACAATTTTGTTTTCATACTCAGTTGCATCAAATACTTGATATGGAGTATCCTCATAATAGATATTATAGAATAATTTATAAGGATTGTTGATTGGTATCAACTCCAAAGTTTGGGTATCAAAAATGTGAAATCCACGAGTATCATTCACATCTGTCCAATACATTTCATAAGGATTTCCTAGATAGAAGATTTTTCCATCAGACGATCTAGTGTGATAGTGTCCCGAGAAGACATGACTGAACTTCTCAAATAACTTGCTTTCCAAACCATGCTCCATGATGAGTTGTCGATTAACTCTAAATCCTTGGAGTTCAAGGTGCCCCATCGCACACTTGCAAGAAGTCTTTTTGATTGTTTTAAAAGATAATTCTTCATTTTCTTGATTAATCCAGGGTAAAAATAAAATATCCAATCCACCAACATTTACTTCAGTTGGTTTACTATAGGTTTTAATATTGGTATAAGTTTGAAGAAGAAGTTCTGGAGAATTTACTTCATTTGTATTTTTGTAATATGTGTCGTGATTACCAACAATCATATGGACATCATATTTTTTAAGTTGATTAAATACAACTCGCTTTGACCACTCAAGACTTTGATAATCAATTGACTTACGACTATCAAAGGCATCACCCATGTGAATGACTGCTTCTACCCCATGTTCTTTAAGAGATGGAAAAAATACATTCTTGTAAAAGAGTTCAAAATAATCGTGGAGATACTTTGATCCTTTTTTGGCACCATAATGGGTGTCCGTAATAATGGCAACCTTCATCTAGACTTATACTGAATAGCGTCCTTAATACTATTATAGTCCGAACTATGCCCAGAAAGCAAGCTGTCGTCAACCATCATTACCTCATCAAAACCAGTGCGTTCGATAATCTTAGTCTTAATATCCAGTTGCTTCTTCTCTTTCTGAATTCTTCTCAAAAATGCGTAGTGAATAATCTGAGTAAAATAAGCAAAAGGATTCTTAGATTTCTCTGGATCGAAATTATGAATGTATTGAACACAATTTTCAATTCCGTCAGAAATCATGTCCTCACGGAACATATAATTCACAAAGTTTGGTTTATATGACAAATGAGTTGCAATTTTTAGAAAACACTCTCCAAGATAATTTGGAATTGGAGGTTTACCCTCCCACTGTTTTGATCGATCTTCTCTGGTTGGATTTCTTGCATTTTTCTTAAAGAAATCTGCTTCAACCTTAGAACGATACACAATCAGTGCTTCCAATAATTCTTTGTTGTTTACATAATGTTCAGTTTTTTTCTTTGACATAACATTGGACTCATTCATCATAACTTTTGTTTATTATACCACATGTTTCAAGGGCTTGACAAGTTATGAAATTATGAGTAGACTAGGTTTGTCTCCGTTGAAGATGAGAATCTAGCTTTCTTTAAGACCTTTAAAGATTCTTTCAAGTTTCTTGCGAGCATCTTCAACAGAAGAAATATAACCCATCTTTGATGATGGTTTTACTTTGCCTGATGGATTATAAACATCTATTGAGTCATCATCTTCAATATAATCATTGTATATATCGATTAATCTTTTATCTTTAGTTTCAGTCATTGTAATAATTTTATCAAGTTTAACCATAAAGAAGTCATCATCAGACATTTCAATCCATGGTTTAATTTTTAAATGCATTCCACTTTGATTGTGAAATGCTTTCATTGTGATTGGATTTTGAAGAACAATTACAGGATCTCCATCATTTTCATCTACCATTACCAGTGAAAATATTTCTTCACCTGATACCAATTTAATAATTGCGTAGAACTCTTCTCCCATTAGTTTTTAAGAGGTATGTTTACAATATCATAGTTAAAGTTTTCTTCGTTATAAACTTTGATTCTTTCAATTAGGTGATTGAGTGTATAATTTTTTCTTGACTTATAACTGATATCATCGGCAATGTCATATAGAGTTGCTTTGGTCTTGTTGTCTCCTTTTCTTAAAACTCTTCCAATAGATTGAAGATTTCGGATTCTTGATTTAGAAGGAGAAGCAAAGATGACATTGTGTAGATTTTTAATGTTAATACCAGTAGAGAAAGTTCCGTAAGAAGCAACAATGATTGCGTTGTTTTCTTTTTCTGTAATTTCTCTGACTTTTTCTCGGTCTTCTGTATCTACACCACCATGAACAAAGAACACATGGCGTTCTTCATTGATACTCTTATTTATGAGTTCGTATAAAGGTTGTCCGTGACCTTCTACTCTAGAGAAAAGAATAAGAGTATTACCTTTAAGATCAAGGGCAAGGTTTTTAATAAACTTATTGCGTTTCTCGTGATTGATGATATATTGAACTTCATCCTCAAAAGTTTCAAACTTATTCGGTGGGTGTTTCAATAGCAGTATATTGATATCTAACTTGGCAACATGACCCTTCTGCATCAGTTCTTCTGTTCTGATAATTTTGTATGAGGGACCAAATAAACCTTCTAGAACCCACTTGTGTGTCTGGGTTCCATCTAGAGTTCCTGTAAAACCGTAACGATATTTTGCATCAGAAAGTTTTGTCATTATAGATACTAATGACTTTGATTTAAACTGGTGCGCTTCATCTCCAACAACGACATTAAATCTTGAGAAATATTGTCGGGGAAGTTTGTAGATGGACTGCCAGGTTGTGATAATCACCTGAGAGTCAGTTTCTCTCTCTTTTCCTGCGTATATTTTGTGGCAATATGAACCCACGTCCCACCCATAATCTGCAAAGTCTTTATACATCTGCTCTACAAGGGATGTCGTTGGAACGACTATCAGAGTATTTTGTCCTTTCTCAACGTAATATCTCACAATCGAATATATCATCAACGACTTTCCAGAAGCAGTTGGAGATATCAACAACTTTCGATTGTGTCTTAAAGCGTCGTATACTCCCTCAACTTGGTATTCACGGGGAGCATACTTGCAAATAGAAGTCATATAATCTTTTACACCTTCCTTTGAGATATGTTCGTTTACCTCAAAGGGGAGTCCATAGAACTTATTATTTACAAATTCATAACTGTAATCATGAGTCTCACAAAATCTTGTAATTTTATCCAGCAGACCTACATAAATCTCACCAGTCTGTGTGTTAAATAAACGAATTTTTCCATCCCAGTGTCTGTTTCGGAACTGTGGCATAAACTTGGCACCTGGTACATCAAACGTGAACTGGTCTGCTAGTTCATAGTAGACGTGTGGTTCTGCTTTTACCTGAAGATATACTTCATTCTTTTTCGATATAACCAAGTGTGACATAAGTTCATATCAATATAAAATATTTATTGGCAATAAAAAAGAGGGTCTTGCCCTCATTTTTCTTCGAGTTTAAAAAGTTTTTTTGCCTGTCGATATGGTCTTTTTATAAGTTCTCTTGTAATTGGTGTTGGACCAGATCCAGGACCACCTTGTTCTGCGGGAACTGTTACAAGTTTTCTTTGCTTAACAGATTGTGCAAGATCTACACCAAATGCTCTATCTGGTCTTCCAAATAAATTTGGTTTTTCACCTGCTTTGAATGCCTTATTGCTTTGTCCTCTTTGTAAGGCATCATCACCAAATAGGGTTTTGGGATTTGGATTCTTTTTAAAATACTCTAATGGAGTTCCAAATTTTGCCTGTGCTTCATTTGGAATGCGTGTGTTGGCACCTTTATTAAACCAAGATTTTGCACTTTGAGCAGTTTTAGTTGCTTGTTTTGCAACAGGTTTAACTACTTTTGGTGCTGCCTTTGTTAATACTTTTGCCCCTAGTTTGAGCAAAGAACCAAGACTCTCATCCAGTTGTGCCTTTGATGTATATGCCTGCTCAGAAAACTCTTTAAATGTTTTCATTATTATTGGTTTTATTTTTTATTTAGTTAAAACCTGCTTGGAATCGATGCCACTCAATTGCGTTTTTGATTTGAAAAGTTCGATTGGAAATAGTCTTGATTACTTCCTCAAGAAATTTGAGCATGATGTCATAATATCTGATCTTAAGATCTATCTTGTTCAGTCTCTCATCAGCATCCATATGCCTCTGTAAGGCATCTTTATCTCTAACCTTGTAAGGGAAAGGTTCTTCTTCATACACCTCTATAGGTGCCTTTCCTGTATAGTAATTATAGCGATCAAGTTTTACCTTACTATAAGTCTCTCTTGCCTTTTCACGTAGCAGAGTGATTGTATTGTAGATTGTATAATACTTTGCGTGTAATTGAGGAATTTTTAAAGATTCATCATGTAAGTTATCGGGATCAATAACAGAATCTCTCTGCCACATCTCCTGAATTTCATCAAGATTCATAAGGGTGTTCTGCCGTCAGCACTTAAGATATTATACACAGTATACTTGAAAGACACGTCTGCTGTAAAGTATTGAACGTCAGTGGCAGTTGAATTAAATTCTAATGAAGACAATGAAATTGGAAACAAATCTTTAAATTTAACAATAGCAGTCGTATTATAGTTGCTATTTAAAATATACAAACTTCCATCACTAAAAGCCTCTTTTGAATCTCTTAAACCTTCATCGTTTGTTGTGAGATCTTTATATTGCTGTGTTGTTTCTGGAAATCCAAGACCTGTAATCCAGTTATGGATTGCCATATAATTTTGCATACTTTCATCAACTAAAAATTTAATTGATAAATCTTGATACAAAATTTTATTTCCAGGTATATCAAGATCCTTTAAATATGTTGGTTGTATTTCCGTTCCTAATGTAATTTCGGGAATTCTTGCACTATTGCAAAAAAATGCTGCTTTTGGTTCTTTTGTCAATGTAAATTTAAATCCAACAGGTGACAAAAAGTTCCTGTTTTGAATTTGACTTGCAAATGCGTTCGTAGTCGCCATTATTTTTATTTTTATTTAGATAAAAAAAGAGGGTCCGAAGACCCTCTTGATTGAGTTGTGAATTAGATCACATAAGGTTAGCAACCTTAACTCTTCTGTAGTATACGTTGGAGTTGGTTGAAATGTTGTCAGGAGCAGCAGCTGCAGTAGCGCCCTTCGCAAATGGATTCGCAACGACTCCATAACGAGTCTTGAATCCGATTTTTGGCTGGAAGGTTTGCTCACCAACGGCACGTACCATCTGCAGAGGTACGTATGGGCAGTAGAAGAGACCTGCATCATAAGGCGAGGTGCCCTTATAACCGACAACGTAGAACTGGTTAGCAGCAACGTTTGCCGAATATGGGTCGATGTAGACTCTATACTTACCTTGAAGAACACCAGCGAAGGTGTTACCAGTGTCATCAACGTTCAGGTTGGCGTTGAGTGCAGGGGTATAATCGAGAACACCAGCCATTGTCAGTGCTGAAGCAACGTCTGCCGAGCACAGGATGGTGTTACCCTTCCCTCTACGAGTTTGCTGTGCAATTGCGTTTGCATCGCGCTCGATTTGGAAGATAAGACCCTTGAACTTCTCAACCGACCAACGACCGTTGGAGTCAACGTCGAGGTCAAAAGTACCAGCGGTAGCAGTATTAACCTGAGCACCAGGAACAGCAACCTTGTAGATGGTACGGATGATTTCTCTGTTGATTTCAGCGAGAATCTCAGTGCTGAGGATGTTAGCAAGCTCAGCTTCTGCATTCAGACCGTGAATTGCCTTGAGGTCTTGTGCGAGCTCAAGTGAATACTCAGCCTTCAGTGCGCGTGACTTTGCAGTAACAGTCAGTTTTTCAATCGAGAATGCCATCTCGTTGAAATAATTACCAGCAGCATCGCCAAGTGCTTCAGCGTTGCCTGTGGTCATACCTTCGCCAACGTTGTATTGGGTAGCACCAACAGCAGCGTTATTTGCTTGGTTTGAACCGTCCAGGATTGATGGGTTAGATCCGCCTTGAGCGGTAGTACCTAAACCAACTGCACCGTCGATAAAACCTGCGGTCAGGTTACGATTGGTGCTGTTCTGACCAGAGAATGCGGAATCTACTTCGTTGTAGAAGGTCTCGGTGCCACTCTGTGAAGAGTAGCGTGAGCGCATTGCAAAGATCAGTCCAGTAGGACCATTCATTGGTTGAACGCCACACAGATCATAAGCGATCAGATTAGGCATTGAACGTCTGATCAGGGAGATCAGAACGGGATCGAAACCAGCAACAGGGGTGCCTGTTCCGCTGGCAGCACTACCACCAAAACCACCGGTGCCGGCAGAGTTGGTTGGGGAAGCTTCGTAAAGGAATGAACGCTCTTCACGAAGTTCTCTTTCTTGGTTTTCGAGCAGGATAGCGGTTACCGATCTACGATGTGAATCTTTGATTGGATCCATTCCTTGATAATCAAGGATTGGTGACCACTTTTCCTGCAGATATTCGGCGTTGTACATCTGCATTGGGAATTTACCTCTTTAGAAAGTTTTGTTTGACTTATAATCTAAAAATCAATTTTTAGCGACTCTACTAAGAGTCTGAAGATATGCTTCCATGATTGGTGAAACTGAAGATTGTTCAATTCCATCATGGTCTGCTTGTTCTGACAGATTCTCAGAATCGTCTCTTTGAGTACCAGTATTTGATGGGAAATATGATTCCCTCAGAGTTACCAGTTTCTCACGATAGTTTGCTTCACCATCAAACTCAACATTTTCGGCAAGAGCAGCGAGTTTGTCCTTCTGAGAAAGTGCGAGACCCTCAGCGACATCTGCAAAGATTACATCAGCAACCGACTCTGCTAGTCTTTTATTAAGAGCAACATTTCTTTCGATTTGCTCGTTGAGTTTAGACTCCATTTCATCTAGTTTATCTACCATACTCTCGATAACATCATATCTATCTTCAGGGATTGAAACATAATGATCTTCAAAAAGTTGCTTCATTCCACCAAGGAATGATTCGGTCATTTCAGTCTTAAGACCATGCTCGATGGCGAGTGCATTTTCTTGAATCCACTCGTCAGCAACATACTCAAGATAAGAATCAACACGCTCGGTGAGTTCTTTCTTGATAAATTCAACTTCTTCAATCAACGCATTTTCATACGTTTCTTGAAGTTGCTCTTTGATTTCAACAACTTTTGATTTAATTGCTGTTTCAAAGATGGTGCGTGCTTTCTCTTGGAATTCCTCAGAAAGCTCCTCACCAGCAATCAGAGCGTTGATATCTTCTTCGATATCAAACTCTTCTTCCATTTTCTTTTTCTTTTTGTCTTCTTCCTCTTCTTCCTCCTCCTCTTCTTCTTCCTCCTCTTCTTCCTTATGCTTAGCCTCAGCGACTACTTCTTCATCTTCATCGACTTCTTCCTCATCGACAAGATCTTCATCCTCTTCAGTTTCCTCTTTTGCCA